GTAAGTAACCAGGATAGTTATTATAGTAACCACCTTCTTTATCTGCTCCATAAATTATCCATTCTTTTGATTTTTCTTCTTTAAATACAGGTGTTTTGTGTGCCTGTAGTTTAAGATTAATTACATCGTATATATTATTCTCCATAAGTTATAATCGTTTTATTTTGATTATCATAAGCATTAACAACAGGCAATGTACTTTCTACTTTTATCATTCCTATTTCAAGTAAGCCTTCTGCATTTGCAACGTTTAAATTACTTGAACTTGTTTGTTGGTAAATAGCATATTCATAAAATCCTGTTTCAGGCAAAGATACAATTCCACTTGTTAAATTAGTAACTCCTGTTGTTTCAGTTATTAAAAATTTATTGTAACGAGTAGGAAAGCCACTTACATCACTTGCAATAAAGTTAACTGTACTCATTAACACTTGATGTTTAAAGCTAAATAAATAGTAAGGATTATTTAAAGTAACTTTTTCTGTTAGTGTAAATACTAGAAAATTATTTTGTCCTTTATTTATTATTTGCATATTTTAAAAAGTACCATAAAAACAAAAGGTTGCATTTCTGCAACCTCTCGAATCAATCAAACGAACAGGAAAATTATATAATGCCTGAAATAACTCCTGAATTTACTTTGTTTGCAGGTAAAGGTTCTTTGCCTGTTAAAGTAATACTGTAGCCATTTTTATCACCCATTGCTTTGCCAGTTGATGAAGTTCCTGCTGTTAAATGCATTGCTCTTGTTTCACCTGCTAAGTGATAAACATCATCTGCATCTTGAACAATAACCATCAATCTGTTTTGTGTTAGTAAACGAACAATGTTACGATTTTTAGCAGTCATTTTATAAACTGAAAAAACTAATGTTTGTTCGTAGAAAGTTGTACCATTTTCAATTGATACAGTTGCATTTTCATCAAATTGTGCATCTTCTAACTCAACCTCAACAGTCCAGAATTTTTTTCCTGCTACCATTGTGATTCCACTAACTTGACCTGATGAAGCTGTAATTGTTGAAACATTAGCAAACTCTGTAAGATATATTTTCTTTACACCTCCCGCACCTTGGCGACAGTCTAGTGTTAATCCTTCAATAATATTACAAGGCATGTTTTAAAATTTTAAAAGGGAGTTATTACACTCCCTTATGATTAATATTAAGCGTTAGTGTATTGAACAACGTGGTCGATGAATTTAACTGCTACTCCAGCCTTAAATGCACCAAACAATCGCCATACGCGCTGGTCTTTTGAATACCATGCTTCGATGTTTTCTAAGTCTGATTGTAAGTCAGTTCCGAATACTAAGTTAGAAGCATAAGTTGCAATAATACGATTTCTTACTGCTGTTGGTACTGAACCTGTATCAACTGCTGCATCACTTAATCCTGGTACGCCTACAACCTTCATGTTAGTACCTGGATACATTAATTCCCAATTGTTCCAAACATTATCAGTAGTGTATTGTGAACCATAAATTCCGTAAGTTGAAGTAATCTTAGCAGCTAATAATCTGAAAGTATCATAACCACAGAAAGCAACGATAGGTTCGTTTGCAATTGCAGCTGAAGGCACTTTTGCATAAATGTCATCAAAAATAGTTAATACGTTTGTTGCATTTAAAGTAGATGCTGTTGCTGCTACTGCTGTTCCTGCTGTGTCAATTGTTGCTAACCAACCATTCATTTGTTTTAATACAGTTGAGTTAGTGTAAGTAGTTTTACCTGCCCAAATCATGTTCTCAACGTTACGAGCAACTTGTGCTAATTTTCTGTCGATAATGTTTTGTGCAATTGATAAAGAATCATTATTTGCACCTGCTGGTAAATACTTTTGAGTGTAGTAAGTATTTAAGTCTTTTAAACAGAATTGCTCTGCAAAGTTAATACCTACAGTTGCAATAGATACCTGTGAAAAAGTAGTAGTTCCTGAAGATGTGAATGAACACGCTTCCGCTTGGAATGGAACTGTACTTTCTAATACAGGGATTTTTTCTGTTGACTTAATTCCTGTACGGATGTCAACTCCTTTTCCTAAAGTTACACCACCTAATATCGCTTTGGTGATGAGGTCTGCTCTGTTTTCTTCAACATAAGCAGTCATTGAATCAAATGAAAATGCCATTTTGTTTTTTGTTTTATTGGTTAATAGTTATATACTTTTTTTCTAAATTCTTCTAAACTTGTAGTGTTTGATTTTTTAAAGTTTTCTTTTGAAGTTGACTTTGGCTCAACACTTGGAGCGTCTGCAACTTTTTCAATCAATGAAAATAACTTTCTGTTTAAATCTGTTTGTGCTAAGATAGAAGCGTTTGCAGCTTCTAATGCTTGATTTGATAAACCCAATGCAGATTCTAACTTTGATAAACGTTCGTTTAATTCAGCAAACTTTGCTTCAAATTGTTCGTTATTATCGGATGCCATTTCTTCCATAACAGGTTCTTCCATTACTTCTTCAGGTTCAATTCCTTTTACAACTCCGTTTTCAACGTAAACTTTCATTGGCATTTCATTTACCATAATAACCATTTCAGTTACCTCAACTGGCAAATCCATAACACCATCAGGAGTTATTACTTGTAGTTTAGAACCTACTGCGATTTCTTCTGTATCAGTACGAACAATAGAACCATCTTTTGCTTTGTAGTCAGCAAATTTCAAGTCTTTTACTTCGTCTTGAAAAATATCTTTGAATAATTCTTTCATATCTGAAAAAACTTCTTTAAACGTTTGTTTTTTATTTTCCATTATGTTGTTTTTTTATAAAGTACATTAAATTAATTTAGTTGCAATCTCAGCCACTTTTTTTCTTAGGTTGTGTATTCTGTCGGCTAGACTTTCGATAACGCTTATAGGGGCATCTTTTAGCTTTCTATGAGCAAAAGCACCTTCAACACTAAAACCTTTAAAAACTCCTGTTCTAATAAAGTCATTCCAAACTTCGTTATTATCTACTTTGAAAGTTCCAAACCAACTACCTTCCGTTAAAGTTGGATAACCTTCCGGTGTTTTTATTCCTCTTGTTTTGTCAATAATAAAAGATTCTACCATGTAAACTCCATCAACTTGCCTTTCGCTATCGTGCATCATGTTTACATTATGAGTAAATCCTTTTTTGAAAAATCTTTGTGCTATTTTTTCAATCTGCTCTTTGTCAAACACTACATAGTACTCGCCACTTTCATCTGCACGATAGATGGGTAAATCGGAGATCATGAGTGCGCCGCTAATCAATCTACGTTCTTTATCTGCAAAGAATTTAAACTGACCTTTCATGTTTTGTTCATCCCATTTAGTATAACAAATAGCAGCAGCCTGTTCTTGTTCTTTTCCTGCATTTATTTCAACTGCAATGCAACGTGAAACAAATTCATCTTTGCTTTCACCTGCTCTTGGGTTTACAACCATTTTTTCTCTATCAATTTGCTCTAACTTTCTTTGCGCCCATTCAATTCCTGCATCTCCACCCCATGCTAACCACATTAATCGACCACATCCATCGCCTAACTCTTTTTGTGAGTTTTGTCTGTGCCTTTCAAATGCAGCCATTCGTGCAATTGTATCTCTGCTTATAGCTTCGCCATTTGCTAATTGATTTGCTCTAATTTTTCCAACGGGAGTTCCGCAATCACCCCATCCGTTTTCTTCTGCATATCTTAAAGCTATCTTTGCATTCTCACTTGCTTGTTTTGGGTAATCAGTATAACTTTCAAATTGATGTTCTTTGAATGCGTGCCAATTAGTTTCTATTGCAGGTTGATCTACTAAAGCAATATACTCAACTCCTAATTCATCACTGTCATCAATTACTAATTTATAAACTGGTAAATTTTCCATGTTATCCTATTTTTGAATTATTACTTAATTTGTTTACTCTTTCTGTTACTGCTCTACTTTCACTTTCTACTACATATGCTTTCATCGGCGCTGCTTCTCTGTTGCCTTGTCCTGCTACTGTGCCATCAGGATTAAGTTGAGTTACTGTGTTCTGTGCTGTTAATCCTTGAGGGGGCTGACCACCGCCACCGCCTTGGCTAAACGTTCCTAAGTTACCGCCGCCACTTGGAGCAGTTGCTTTTTCAGTCCCTCCAAATTTTGTCTTTGCTATCTTAGCTATGTTAACTGCTGCAAATGCTGCGGCTAAACCTGCTTGTATTGCAGGGTATGCAGGAAATACGGCTGTTATTGGAGACTTTTGAGCTGTACTATATGCGTTGATAGTTCCTTCAATACCGCTTATAGTTGCACTACTTAATTTAACTGCTTTATCAATTTCAAAAGCTCTTTTTTGTTGAGCTTCGCTTTGCCCTGAAAATAATGTGTTTAGTTCGCTTATTAGTGTTAAACCTTGTTTTGCCCATTCAACTTTTTGAAGTTCTAACTGTTTAAAGCCTTCTAATCTTAAAGCATATTCAGCAGCTATCTTAGCATCTTCGTCCGCTCTTCTTTTATCTTCTATTGCTTTTAATCTTTTTAATTCAGCATCTACAGCATCATTATATTCCTTTTCAGCTTTTAATTTACGTGCGTTTATTTCTTTTTGATACGCCTCTACTTCGTCAGGCGTTGCAATACCCAAAGCAATCTTTGTGGCTAATTGTTGCTCCGCAATTATTTGCTCCTCTTCACCAAACTTATTAGCAAAAGCATCCAATTCATATTGAATAAATTTTGCTTGTTCCTGTCTCCATTTTTCAGCATCTGTTAAATCTTTTTGTCTTTTTTCTTGAGCTGCTTTTTCAGAATTTTCAGAAAACTTTTTTTGGTTTTCTTTTAATTTGTCATTTTTTGCATCGTCTAAATCTAATAAATCCTGATAATACTCTTTATTTTGTTTAGTTAGTTCTATTAATTGTTTATTCTCTTCATTACTTCTTTCCTTTCCACGTTCTTGTAAGGCTTGTATTTGTTTAAAGTTTTGAAGATATAAATATCTTAATCTTTGTTCTTCTATATTCTCTGTTTCTGTTCCTGCTCTTTTTGCTGCTCGTATTTCTGCATCATATCTTTCATTAATTGCTTTTTTTGCCTCTTCAGCATTTTCCATTAACTTTTTATGTGCTTCATCCGCTTTAAAAGAACTAATACCAATCCAATCAGTAAAATCCTTTACAGCCCCTACAACCGTATCTAATATGCCACCTAAAAAATCAAATGCCTTACCAACAATAGCTATTTTATCTTTCAAAGCAAATAATGCAGTGCCTATACTAATTATTATAGTTGCAATAAGTAATATTGGATTTGCTTTTATAATATTACCTAATGCTTTAAAAGAATCTCCTAAACCCGCAATTCCTTTAATGCCTTCAGTAAAAGCCATTGCAGATTGAACTTTTAATAAAGTCTTTTGTAAATCTTCATTTTCACTGCCAAATAAAGCAGCAGCGCCCTGTGCAGCTTGAAAACCACTTGCCAATCCACCAATAACATTTGTTACAGCACCAATTTTTTTATCAGCACCAGCAAAAGCATTTATTTCATCTTTAAGGTCTCCTATGTCATCCTTAACAGCACCTAATCTTTTTAAAGTATTAATGTACTGTTCAGTTCCTGGTGTTAAACCTGAAAGTTGTTTTTGTATATCCTTAAACTCATTTCTTAAATCACTAAGCGACTTTACCGAATCTCCTGTGTTTACACCTATTTTAATTGTAGTCGTTGCCATTATCTTTTAAGTACCAATTATGAATAAACTCGTATTTCTATTGTTGAATAGTTTAATTGCCCATCTGTAGGTGTTCCACTCGAATCTTGTGTATAAACGTTTATAGTGTTTGAATTTTTTCTATAAGCCATTATTTCACCATAATTTGTATTATTACAAAATATAGCAGTTTTGTAAATAGTAAATTCACCCGTTAATGTTCCTTCATACTCTCCTGTTGTATTTCTAACCCATGTTATTCCCGAACTTAATGTATTTTCTAAAACGTATGCAGTTGGATCATTTGTACCCGTTTGATTAAGTAAAGCAACATATTTTTTATAATTAACGCTATTTA